GATTATGAAACTAGAGTAAATATAATTAAATGCTAAGGACAACGACATGAGCACTATAACCGGATACAAATACGACACTGAAGGTGCCTACATTGAAAAAGATCGCCTGGCCACACTGACCTACACAATAGATTGGACAGATTGGTTGGCAGCGGGTGAAACTATCTCCGCAGTCTCATACACAATAACAGCACCTACCTATAACCCAACGCCATTGACCATATCAACCAGTGGCATAACTGGCGCTAACAAGATCACCTATGTGACTTTGGCAGCAGGCACAGTCAACAAGGTCTATACTGTAACTGCACAGATCACCACAGATGGTTCAGCAGTTGATCGTAGAAACTTCAGAGTAAAAGTAGAGAATCGTTCACTATAATATGACGCCTGAACAAGCACTAGAACTAGGGCTAGAACCCGCCACACCTGAAACTGAAGGCACTCAAGAAACCTTTGAGATTATTCCCTATAAGGAAGAAGCCAGAGATCCCTCCAAAACAGGACCTAGCCCCAAGAAGTTAGTAGCAGTAGAAGTTCTAGGTTATGAAGTGGGCAGAGGGCTACGCAAGAAGGTTGTGAGCCCAGAAGATGTTTACAAACTAGCCGCATTAGGCATGAGCAATAGAGAAATTGCCCGTTGGTTTGACATAGATCATCAGGTGGTAAACTACAATTTTCAAACAATCATAGATAAAGGCCGTGAGGACATGAAAACCAGTCTTCGCCGTGCTATGTTGAAGAATGCCTTGAGTGGCAATGCCGCACTACAGATCTTTCTAGCCAAGAACATGCTGGGCATGAGCGATAATCCACATACTTCAGAAGATAACAAAATACTTCCGTGGAATGATTAGATGTGTTTATATAATTCACCACGAGCAATGCGTCTAACAAGTTCTACCTTGCAACCATATTTGGCTGCTACTTCTTTGAGATTAGAACCATTGTTATATCCCACACGATGGCCTACTTGTGCTTCTGCTTTGATTTTGCGAGCAATGTCATCTGTAATAGAAGCGTGGGCTTGTTTCTCACCTTTTGGAGCCCGTGCCCTACCTTTTAACAACTTGTCAAGATTATTGTCAGCAGGAGTTCCTATAAACAAATGCTCAGGATTCACACAACTGGGATTGTCGCAACAATGACAAACAACATAACCCTTGGGAATTGTGTGCCCTGTGATCATCAAGATAAAGCGATGAGCACCAGTTTGTTTATAACTATTAGAGTCTTCCAATTTATAAGAGAATTTATGATAGCCATCTCTATCTTTAGATCCTTGAAAAGCCCAGCATCCAGATTGCCTAATTACTTTAGACCAAAAGAGGTCAATAGATTGTTTTCGTATAAGCATAAGGATATTATACTATGCCTTTAAGCACAGCACAACTACAAATCGCTCAAAGCGAAAGGAGATTCAGGACGGCCATTTGTGGCCGTCGCTGACTACGATTTGGCAAAACCTATCTAGCCATTAGAGAACTGGCTCGCTTTGCCCGTTTTCCCAACTCTGTCTGCTGGTATATTGCACCTACTCGTATGCAGGGCAAAGGCATTGTGTGGGAAGAACTCAAAGACAGACTAGGCAAACTCAACTGGATTGCCAAAACCAATGAATCAGAACTCACAATCACACTGATCAATGGCAGTGAAATCACAGTTAAGTCAGCAGATAGTTATGATCGTATGCGTGGATTCTCAGTGAACTTCTGTGTGTTTGATGAGTTTGCAGACATGGACCCAGAAGTATGGACTGTGGTCCGCCCAACACTATCTGACACACAGGGTCACGCTTTCTTTATCGGCACACCCAAAGGTGGTCGTAGTAGTTGGGCCTATGACATCTACACCGCTGAGATCAAGAACCCAGATGCGTGGCAGTCATGGACATTTACCACACTGGACGGTGGTCGTGTATTACCAGAAGAAATAGAAGCAGCCAAAGCAGATATGGACGAGCGTATGTTCCGCCAGGAGTATATGGCTACTTGGGAAGAATCAGCAGGGCAGGTCTATTACGCATTCAGCCGTGAACACAATGTGAAAACACCAGAGTATCTAAACACTGATGCCATATACATTGGGGCCGATTTTAATATTACGCCTCTATGTGCGGCTGTGGCTGTGCGCCAAGGAGAAACGCTCTATGTCATCGATGAAATCACGCTCTATTCCTCAAATACTGATGAACTCGCAGATGAGATTAAGAGTAGATACCCAAATTCAAAAGTGTTCCTCTACCCAGATCCAGCAGGGTCTGCCCGCTCTACTAAAAGCGGAGGCCGCAGTGATCACACCATCTTGGCCAACGCAGGATTCATTGTCAAAGCCCCACGCAGCCACACCCCAATCAGAGACAGAGTGAATGCTGTCAACAGCCGTTTATGTTCAGCAACAGGCATTAGAAGTCTCTATATCAGCCCTAAGTGTAAATACACGATACAATGCCTAGAGCGTCAGGTCTATAAAGAAGGTTCAACTGCCATTCCAGAGAAAGGTGAGTTTGATCACATGAATGATGCCTTGGGCTATATGGTAGATTACCTATGGCCCGTTAAGCGTGATAGAGAATACCAACCGCCAGGAAGATGGACACATCAAATTGGCTAATCAAGGACAACGAAAATGATTCAGACACTAACGGAACAATACCTAGAAGTAGTTTCCACAAATCAATTATACATTAGAAACAGAGATCATTGGCAATATCTGTTAGAAAGTTATATGGGTGGCATTGATTACGCCAATGGACAACACCTTACAAAATATGTAAATGAAACTGCTGGTGAGTATGCTGCCAGACTTAAGAGCACACACCTAGAAAATCACTGCCAATCAGTGGTTTCTACCTATATGAGTTTCTTGTTCCGTGAAGAACCCGACAGAGATTTTGAGGGCCTAGAACTAGATCCTATGGTAGAAGACTTCTTAAAAGATGCTGATCTAGATGGACGCAGCCTAGATGCGTTTATGAAAGAAGTGGCCATATGGTCATCAGTGTTTGGACATTGTTGGGTGTTGATAGTCAAGCCCAATGTAGGTGCTGAGACCAAAGGTGATGAACTGGCCTTGGGTGTTCGCCCATATGTAAACCTAATCACACCACTCACAGTCAGCGATTGGCGTTGGAGACGCAATGCCAATGGCCGTTATGATCTAGAATACCTCAAGTATATTGAAGAAGGCAACGACACCATATCAACTATCCGTGAGTGGTTTACCAATGAAATCCACACCTATGTAGTAGATCACCAAAGCAAGAAAGTATTAGAGCACATTGTGGAACCTAATCCGTTAGGCACAATTCCTGCAATCTGTGCCTACAGTCGCAAGAGCCCTGTGCGTGGTGTTGGAGTCAGTGATATCTCTGATATTGCAGATGCACAAAAGACCATATACAACCTAACTTCAGAAGTAGAACAAAGTGTTCGCATTAATGGTCATCCTGCTTTAGTTAAAACTGCAGGTTCAGAAGCCTCAGCAGGTGCTGGTGCTATCATACAAATAGAAGACAATCTAGATCCAGGCTTGAAGCCCTACATCCTAGGAGTGTCAACAGACACTAACTCAATCTTCACTGCCATCCAGCACACAGTAGAAGCCATTGACAAGATGGCCAACACTGGCGCAATCCGTAGCAACATTGCCAGCCGTATGAGTGGTGTTGCACAACAACAAGAGTTTGAATTATTAAATGCCAAACTCAGTGAGAAGGCCGCAAATCTAGAGTTGGTAGAAGAATCTATATGGCAATGGTTTGCTTACTATCAAGGTGCTCTATGGAATGGCGAGATTGAATATCCTCGTTCATTCAACATCAAGGATGTGGCCAATGACATGGACATACTCTACAAAGCCAAGCAGGCCGCTACTGATCCTGTGGTATTAAGAGTGATTGATGGTGAAATACTAGAAACCCTAGGCAAAGAAAAAGCCTATCTACCCTTCATTGACCCTAACCCACAGCCAGGTAGAACTTATCCTGAAGGTGATGCTATCCCAGACAGCCTACCTGCTGCCTATCAAGATGCAGCCAATCCCGAAGTTCCACAAGGACAAAACTGTGCCAACTGTGAATACTACAAAGCAGGCGAGCAGTATTGTTACAAGTTTGATGCTCCTGTGCGTGCCACTTGGTGGTGTGCAGTATGGGAAGCAAAAGAAATAGAAAGTTAAACCAAGGAGAACATGATGGCCTACCCAAAGAAAAAGAAAATGCCTAAACCCCCAAAGAAAAAGGGTTATTAGTCAAAATCCGTGTGATTGACTAGAGCACACATAAATAACTCTACAAATAACTCATAAGAGAGGTGATGCACAATGACAGACAATTCATTGGTAAACGACATGGTAACTGAAGCCGCAGGCGATACTGCAAATCAGGCACAGGCAGCAAAGACATTCACGCAAGAAGAAGTCAACGCTATACTGGCTAGAACTAAAACTCAAATTGAGAAGAAGTTTGCCAGCAAGTATGAAGACTTGGGTGATCCTGAAGAACTTCGCTCAATTAAAACTGAGTGGGAGAAAAAGCAACAGGAACAACAGATCAAGCGTGGGGAGTTTGAAAAGACTCTTCAAGAACTTGCCAGCCGTAAAGACGCTGAGATCTCTAAGAGAGACAGCATCATTAAAGAATACAAAGTCAATACGCCTTTGTTAAGTGCCGCAGCCAAGTATCGTGCAGTGGCTCCTGAACAGGTAAAAGCGTTGTTGAATTCAAATGTAAGACTTAATGGTGAAGGTGAAGTAGAAGTAGTTGGTCAAGATGGTAGTGTTCGTTATAAAGACAACGGATCTGCCTATGAAGTAGAAGACCTAGTGCGGGAGTTCCTAGATTCGAATCCGCATTTTGTCTCTGCAAGTCCTGCCACTACTAATACTAAATCTAATGTGGCTCAAGGTGGTGTCGGCAAAATAGATATTACAAAACTGGATATGACTAATCCAGAACACCGCAAGCAATACGCAGAACATCGTAAAGCCAGCGGTTACACAAGATAAGCCTAAACATCAAGGAGATATATTATGGCCGGTTCAACAACCACAACATTAAACGACCTATTGCCAGCGATTACCGCTGAGGCAATGTTCGTTGCAAACGAAAGATCCATTATGCGTGGATTAGTAAAGAATTACAGTATTCCTGCCAGCAATGGTAAGACAATTACTGTGCCTATCTACCCAACTCAATCAGCAGCCGCATTGACAGAAGGTGATGAAGTTTCTAACACAGCAGTTTCTACAGACGGCGTGACTCTAACTGTTTCTACAGTTGCAATCCGCACTATGATTACTGACTTAGTTCGTGCTAGTTCTGCTTCTAATGTAGTTGCAGACATGGGCCGTTTATTTGGTGAAGCAATTGCTAAGAAAATGGACCAAGACCTATTGGCTCTATTCTCAGGTTTCTCAGTGGGCGTAGGTGGTGCAAGCACAGCATTTTCTGCAGCCGTTCTAGCACAGGCAGTTGCACGCCTTCGTGCTAAT